ATTGGGCTTTTGACCCGGTCACAAGAGCGTATTGAAGAGATTGAAAACATGAAGGTGTATCCGGGCAAGCAAAGTGTGCCTTTGTACCCAGCGTAATGGAGAATTTATGAGGTATACTGGTCGCGTTAACGCATCTTGCACGGTCGAAGACCTTGGACAGAGGCAATTTGAGGTAGAAGTGTGGGGCGAAGTACCATTTGACCACAAGCGGACCTATACATTGAACGCTAAAGATGATAATTCGGCAGCAGAAGAAGGCTTGCGTCTTTTTTGCGATGAGATGGAATGCTTTAGAAGCGCAGAAGCAAAGGAAGATTGATGGCAACGCAACCGGGCCTCGCTCCAATGAATATTCGTCAACCTGCTCCAGAAGAGCCGGGTGCGATTGACACGTCACCGATTCAGATCGACTTTGCTGATGAGAGCGGCGACCTCCCTGAGACAGATGAGAACGGTAATATCGTTTCCATTGAGCATGATGACGGTTCAATCACCGTTTCGCTTGATGGTAACCCGCTTGAGACTGTTGAAAATGGCGATGACGGCGAATGGTTTGGCAATTTGGTCGATAGGATCGATGAAGCTGAACTTAACGCCATCTCTGGCGACCTGTTTCGCGGTATTGATGACGATTTATTGTCGCGTAAGGACTGGATTGAGACACGGGCGCAGGGAATTAAGCTTCTTGGCCTAAAAATTGAGATACCGGGCCTCACAGGAGCCACTGACGGCGCTCCAGTTGAAGGCATGTCGCGTGTACGCCACCCATTATTGCTTGAGGCTGTATTGCGCTTCCAAGCGAACTCCCGTTCGGAACTTTTGCCGACAGATGGACCCGTTAAGATCCGCAACGACGATAACAACGCGACATTGCAGGAAGATCAGATTGCAAACGCACTTGAGCGTGACCTTAACCACTATTTGACATCGACGGCGACGGAATATTACCCCGACACCGACCGCATGCTGCTGATGCTGGGCTTTGGCGGCACGTCATTTAAGAAAGTTTATTACTGCCCGCTGCGCAACCGTCCCGTTTCGGAGACTGTGGACGCTGATGACATGATCGTAAGCAACGACGCAACAGATTTGTCCAATGCGCGCCGCATTACGCACCGGATTATGATGCGCCCGTCAATTGTGAAGCGCATGCAGATCCTTGGCGTCTATCGCGACGTTGATTTGGGCACACCTAGCATGCGCCGCCTTGATCCATTGCAGCGCGAAGAGCGTGACCAGCAGGGTATTTCGTCTGATTCCACCAATCCATTGGATCGTGATCGCGAGATATACGAATGCTATTGCGAACTGGACATCAAGGGCTTTGAGCATAAGCACAAGGGTAAGATCTCCGGTCTTGAGATCCCATACCGCGTGACCGTTGACGTTTCTTCAAAGGAAATCTTGTCGATTGTCCGCAACTTTGACGAAGAAACAGCAGACCTGCCAATTGCCAAGCCAAACTTTGTTAAGTTTACGTTCGTACCCGGCCTTGGGTTCTACGACATTGGCCTCCTGCACATTCTGGGGAACACGACCAACGCCATTACGGCTGCATGGCGCGAGTTGTTGGATGCAGGCATGTATTCCAACTTCCCCGGCTTCCTCATGGCCGACACAGGCGCACGGCAGAACACAAACATCTTCCGCGTCCCTCCCGGCGGCGGTGCGCTGATCAAGACTGGCGGCATGCCAATTAGCCAAGCCGTTATGCCGCTGCCCTACCAGCCGCCATCACAGGCGCTGATGCAGCTTGTTAGCGACATGGCCCAGACCGGCATGCGTATTGGTGGAACGTCTGAGCAACAGGTTGGTGAAGGCCGCGCTGATGCTCCTGTTGGCACGACCCTTGCTATGATCGAACAGGCTACCAAGGTCATGAACGCCGTTCACAAGCGACTCCATGCCGCTCAGGCTGAAGAGTTCCGCTTGTTGTGCGAATGCTTCCGCCAAAACCCTGAAAGCTTCTGGCAGCGCAACGCTAAGCCCACCATGTCATGGGATCAGGCGACATTCATTCAGGCGCTTAATGACTTTGACCTGACGCCTCAGGCTGACCCCAACACATCTTCGCAGGGCCAGCGCATTATGAAGATCACTGCCCTGAAGCAGCTTCAGCAAGCAAACCCATCGATGTACGATCCTATCGCCATCGACACGGCTGCATTGCAGGCTATCGGCTGGTCGAACCCATCGCAGTTTATGGCACCGGCAGGCGCACAAGCATCGCCGCCACCAGAACTGTTGCAGGCTCAAGCCAAGATGAAGACTGACGAAATGACTGCCAATGCGCGTATGATTGAAGCGCAGGCACGTCAGGCTGAAACGCAAGCCAAGATTCAGTCCGGTGCATTTGCGCCAAAGCAAGACGGGCCAGAAATGGGTCAGGCAGCTATGACCTCCGCGCAGGCAGACCTGATCAACGCCCAAACCAAGCAAAGCGAAATTGGCGTCCGTCATCAAGAGCGCATGGTTGAAGATCAGAACCGTGATTTGGATCGCCAGAGCCGTGAGCGCGTTGCCATGTTGCAGCTTGCCCGCGACCTTGTGATACATCCAGAACAGGCCAAAGCTGTCGAGCCATTAGTTGGGCCATCAGAGCGTAAGTTTAATGAGGGCGAAGGCGAATGAACGACCCAAAGGTTATCCGCAAAGCAATCATGACCGCACGGAACATTGCGGCTATGATTGATCCAAACTTTGCGCGTGTGCCTTTGCCCCAGATCGGGGAGCCTGATACGGAAGAAACGCAGCCGCCCCTTAATTTCATGGGTAGTGGCTACGCCGCTGGCGGTGAGGTCTATGGCGACAATAGCAAGATCAAGGTTGTTGGAAATTACGAAGGTGAGCATCGCCTTGTCCCCATTAGCCCCGAAAATACCAATTACCGGCACGTCATGGAATATGTGCCAATTGATTGGCTCATGGAACGGCGCGGCAACGAATATCGCCATTCTCCTGAGCGCATGGAGCAGCTTCGGAATGAAATTCAGGAAGAGGGTTTGCGCGAACCGGTGCTTATCAGCACGGGCAAAAACTCCCGTACTTCAATTGTGGGCGAAGGGAATCACCGTGTTCTTGCCGCCAAGCAGCTTGGCTACACCCATATCCCGGTAAGGGCCATGGTAGGCAGTTCAGCCGGTAGCGACAGGTTTCCGGAAGGCGCGCACGACGAAGATATTATTCCAGAGCCAAACCGGTATTTCCCATCTGACGCCAAGCCATCTCGCGTTATGCGCAGCTTGGGCTATGAAGGTCAGCCAGAACTTCCTGAGGATTGGTGGGAAAAGGGATACGCCGCTGGTGGTGAAGTTGAGCAGCCCACCGGATATGCCGCGCCAGATGATATGGGCCTGTACAGCCATGCAGCAGTAACGGCTGCTAATGCCCAACAGGCAAAGGCGTCACCTGAAGAATTCCGCAACATGCTGACCAATCGCGGTGTCAAGCCAAGCGAATTCCAAGCATCTGGCTATGACGAAGCTTTTGCAGGCCAGCCGCAGGTTACCCGCGAACAGGTCGCGGAGCATTTCCATCAAAACCGTACACCTCTTGAGGAAAAGGGGTTTTATACCGACAACCCTAACTATGAGAGCATGGCTGCGATTGAAGATGATTACTGGAAGAAAGCCCGTGAATTGCAGGCGCGCAAGGTGGCATATCGCGATGCAAACCCAGATGCAGACATTAGTAATTGGGGCCGTGAAGAGAGCGAAGCCCTGCGCAAAGAATTAAGCGAAAAGCGCGCTGCCCTTAGGGAATCTGAAAAATATGTTAATAGCGCCGGAACTCCACACCACGAAGAATTTATGCTTCCGGGCGGTGAAAATTACCGCGAAATTGCAATAAAACATGGCGGCGATGATGTCAGGTTTAAGGGTGTTGAAAACCACCTTGGCGGTGAGCAAAATGTCTTAACGCATCTTTTGATGAAAGATCGCACAGATAATGAGGGTAAGCGCCTTTTGCACCTTGACGAACTGCAAAGCGATTGGGCCCAAAAGGGACGGGAAAGTGGCTTTGACCAAAATTCTGAAGAAGGTCAAAAAGCTATTTCTGAATTTGAAGATTACAACAAAGATCTTAGGCAACGTGCTTTTGACGCCATTATGGAGCGGGCAAGGGAGCAGGGCAAAACTAAGGAAGATCTTGAAGTAATTAATGATTTATTCCAATCAGAGCAGTCCCCAGAAATGCTGTCTTATTATGTCGGTGGCCAAGATGAAGCTGACCGCTTTACAGAAATGCGTCGGCAGGCTGAAAAGGCTCAGAGCGGCATAACGCCAGCAGCTTACGTCACAAAGACTGATGACTGGGTCGATTTGGGCCTGAAGCGCGCCATGATGGAAGCTGCCAAAGGTGGACATGATAAGCTTGCATGGTCGCCGGGTGATGTTGTTGCTGATCGCTATAACCTTAGCAAGCACATCAGGGACATCCATCACGAAAAGAACGATGACGGTACATACAACGTCATGGCGTATAACCATGATGGTGCAAAAGTTTACGACCAAGACAGCCTTGCTGAAAAGGATGTGGTGGACGCCTTGGGCAAGGATGTCGCTGGTAAAATCTTTTCCGGCGAAGGAACTGGGCGCGAAGAGGCGCAAGCCAGAGTTGACAGCGCACGAAAGGCTTATGAATCATTTAAAGATAAGCTGGTTGAAACCGATATACAAAAACGCCTTGAGGCTAAGCGTGAAGAAGACCCCAATTTTAATTGGAATGAGGGCCAAGAAGACCACCTTAGAGAAATTTTAAGAGATGATATAGCAGATAAAAATGCTTACTCTTACGCCCGCAACATGGGTTTTTCTGACGAACATAATACGCTGGATAATGAGTTGCGAAGCGCATATTCCACCATAAGTAAAGCGCCTTATTCTGCATATCGCGACTGGCGCACGTTAAGCGGCGTTGATCTTACGATTGGCGGCGAAGGTATGAAGAAGTTTTATAATGATATGGTGCCCAAGCGCTTAATAAAGCTTGCTAAGCAGCACGATCCTGAAGCCAAATTCTCCGTTTCAACCGTTAAGCACCCAAAAGAATATTATGAATCCGAAGAGGGTGAAAATAGCCACGACTATATGCCAGACGTTGAAACCAATCTTCCAACGCTGGAAATTACGCCCAAGATGCGCGAAAGCATTTTGAAGAAGGGCTTTGCTGCTTATGCTGATGGCGGTGAGGTTGATGGCTATGCTGATGGCGGCGATGTCGATCCGGAGCGTGTCCGCGAGTATCTGAAGCGCGTCCAAAGCCCGTTGAGCAGTAACCCTGCGTCTGTCCAAAGGGCATTGCAAATTGCGCAGTCGTATCGCGGAAAAACTGGTGCAGAGACTGGTACAGGTAGCTTTTACAATATTAAGCAATCCATGCCTGTCAGCGATGTGCGGGCAACTATTGGCGATATACCGGGGATTTCTTTGAAAAAAGAGAACCCGTTGTCATGGGATAAGTTCCACGACATTGCCAAGGGCGGCTCCCTAATCAACATGGGTGGCGATCTGTCAAACTTTGGGCGCTTAACCCACATCAACGACAAAGAACTTTCTTGGCCGGTAGATCTGCATGCTGGCGCTAAGTACATGCGTGAGCCTAATCCGGGTCAAGTGTGGCGCAATAACAAAAGCCATGCCACCGGATTTATGAACAAAATTAAGGCAGAAGAAGGCGCTGGACGGGATGTCTACGGCATTTTTTCGCCAATGGGCCCTACCGCTGTAAATTCATCACACAATATGTTTGACGCTTTGATGGCTCAAATCCCAACGGCAAGCATCAAAAAGGCAGATCTTGAAGCATTCGACCAAGCGCTTTTAAACGGTGAGCATCTTCCTGCTGACGTGCGTAAAAATCCTGCCCAACTTGCAAGGGCCATGCAGGCACTCGACCAGTGGCCCGGAATTGCAAACGCCAAAGCAGCAAGTGAATATGCACGACCAACAGCAGGCAAGCTAAGCGGCAGTCACCGTAGCTTAATTGTTGACTTTATGGATAAATCCAGATGGCGGGACAAAGGGTTTCCTGAAGTTGGCGTCACCCGCGCTGCCATTACTGACCCAGCGCTAAAAGGCATTTCCGGGAACCTTTTGGGCCATCGCGTTGTTAAGTTGTCTTCTAAAGAAAGCGATGATCCGGAGTTGTTTGAACACTCGACATATGAAAAGCCATCATTTGGCGAGTATGTTGGCGACGTTCCGCTTACACAGCGGCACTATGTGATGCCTGATGTGGTCGAAAGAATGATCGCAAATCCAACCCAAAAGGGTCAGGTTGTTCACCCATATTCAGAAGACGCCATGGGCCGCAGCACCGCCAGAAAGCTGTTTGAAGAGCAAAAGCAGGTGCAGCCAGTCAACCAGCGCATGCTGGACAGCGTCATGACAGGCATGGAAAACCAAGAAAAGTACGGCATGAAAAAAGGCGGTAAAGTTCGCAGCGCCTTGATGATTGCAAAGGGTTTGAAAAAAAGGTAATGATCTTGCGGCCACAATTTTGTGGAAGCTTTTATTCGCCGGTAATTCGGTAAGACAGGAGACTGTATGTCAGAGATGTCCCGCAACGCTCGTCGTGCAATGCGCGCTAAAATTCATCGTATAACCGCAGCTAACAATGGCAAGGTTGACGCTTCTGACTACGGTCCTGAAGAAGTTTTGAATTCTGAAGTTAAGACGGGCATGCGCCCAATTTCACGTCGCGCTTACAAGAAGGGCGGCAAGGTTGTTGCTGTTGAGGGCGCTGACGCCAAGCAGAATGCAGGTAAAAAGCCACGCGCAGGTAAGAAGCATCTTACCGTTGACGCACTGGTTAACCGCAATCTGAAAGATGCAAACGAAGCCCGTGAAGGCAAGAAGCACATTGGCGCTTTGAAAACAGGCGGTCGCGCTATGAAGCAAGACGGCGGTGGCGCATACAACGAGAGCGGTAAGCGCGCAACAATGGCTGAAATTGCTGCTGAAGATCGCCGTATGGGTGGCAAAGACGTTAACAGGCAAAAAAGGACAATGGCTAACAGCACAGGCCCTTCGCCAGTAGCTGTGTCAAAAGTTCTTGATGCCATGCGCAACGGTCGCAAGGATGGCGGAAGTTCTGTTAAAGACATCCGTAAGGATATTGATTCTGGTCAATATGGGTCGATGCGGAATCGAGGTGGAGATCAATCGCAGGCAATGCAGCGGCCAATGCAGCAACAGGCAATGCAAAGAGGCTATGATCAGGCAATGCAGCAGCAGAAGCCAATGCCGCGAAATCCGGCAATCGAGCAATTAGGCTATGATCAGCAGCAGCCAATGCCTCACAAGCGCGGCGGCAAAGCTTGGGAGGGTTCCGCTAAGGACGAATCGCAGGACAAGAAGCTTGCCAAGAAGTACGGCATGTCAATGGCAGCGTGGGAAAAGTCCAAGATGGACAAGAAGCACGACACTCAGCATTCGTCAAAGGGCCTAAATAAGGGCGGTCGCACCGGCAAGAGCCTTGGCGGTGTTCTGAAGGATGTCGGTAAATATGCCGCACTTGGCGTTGCCGGTAATGAAATTATAAAGAACCCATCTTTGCTTATGGGCGGTCTTGGCGCATTGGCATACAAAGCTTTTGGCAAAAAGAAGGATGCAGGCGCACCAGCGGCAGGTCCAGCAGTCGCAGGCAAGAAGCGCGGCGGCAAACTTACATCGCTAGATGGTGAAATGCAGACACAGGAAAAGGTCGGCGGTCGCATTGCTAAGCAATACGGCGGTAGTCTTGGTGCCCTTGAAATGAATAGCGGTGGTCGTACCAAGAAAAAGAACGGTAAGACCGACATCAATATCACCATTGTGACTGGCAAGGGCCAGCCGCAAATGGATCCTAATATGCAGCAGCCACCAATGCCTCAGGGCGTTCCAGTGCAGATGCCGCCTCCGCCACAGCCTCAGGCTGGTCCGCCTATGCAAATGCCTATG